GCTTCTTGTATGCTCATTGGATCATAGTAGCCACAAAAGGCCTGATCACGCATCTGTTGCACAGTGGGATCACAGATCCAGTAGTGTTGTGCGATACCTCTGAAACGGATTTGTAGGCTCCAACCGGTCAGTTTGTATTTGGCTGCGTATATGGTGTTACGGCTGATGGCTTCACTCATGGCATCTTCGGCCATGTCCAGTTCCACATCCGGTGCATCCTGATCAAATTCTTCTCCGGCTTGACCGGCCTGTGCGGCGTCAATTCGGTATTGTAGATCTGCTTCACGTTGAGCTTGGGGTATGCCGGCAACCATTTCTTGTGTTTGTTGTAGAACTGCGGCCATGTCAACACTTTGTTGACGACGGCTTTGACGTAGCACTGTGAGACCTGAGTCTTCGGCCTGTGCTTCAAACGCTCTCAGTTGATCGGGAGTGCCGGTGATGTCCACATAGCGCACTATCTGTTCTCGACGTGGTAGTATCATCATCATGCCGTTTTTGTGCATGCAAGCATCCATGATCCAGCGTTGTAATATAAAGTGTGGATCGTTTTCTTCGTTGATTATTCTGCTGACCATTTCGGTAGCTTGGCGTGCGGCTTCTGAATCTGTTTCAGTGTTGGGAGCAAAGTCAAAGTGTATTTCACCGTTGGGTGCCAGACCCTTGGCAATCACAGCAGTCACATAGTCCACAGCAGGTTTCACAACAGGATGGATATAGTCCAGGCCATTCACAGGTGCAGTGCTTTCGCTTACTGCTAGACATAGATAATGATAGTCGCTGGCTCTATTCACAGCGTTTTTGGTGCCCAGGTATCTAAGGTAGCTGGCACACTTGGTATCCAACTGACCCTTTAGCCGCACAAACCGCGCTAGTGTGCGGTTGTTGGTGTTCAGTTGCATTAGCACTTTGTTGCGGATGTTTAACATTCAGTTGGCCTCGGTGTAGTTTATTATTTAGTGGCAATTTAGTTTTGTGGATTGTATGTCCGTTTCCATTCCGACTTCTTGACTTCGGGTTGCCGCACTTGACCTCTAAACGCACGCATACGCTCTTGACTGGTTCTGTTGTCCCAGGGTTCGGCTAGATCATTCAGGCAGCCCAGCAAGGCATATCTGGCACTATCAATGGTATCATCCGGATCGCTAAAGCGGCCTTGCGGATCCACATAGTAGTTCTGTGCTTCACGCAGGAAATCCACGCAGTTTTCATTGACCTGCAGACTGCCTGCTTCCAGCATCTGACGCATGGCGTTTATGCCATAGGCTTTATGATTGGTTATTCTGCCTTCTGCGTCAGGCGGATTGGCAATGGGCTTGGCAATCACGTTCAGTTCATAGCTTTCAAACAGTTCTCGTATGCTTTGACTGCTCATGGTATAACGACCCGGTGTGCCTGCATCGGGTGGTAGCACTATGGGTGTGCCAAACACTTCGGGTCTCATCAAGTGCTGTATGTAGTTGGTGGGGTTGGCTTCTTCCAGGCCACTTACACAGATCTGTCTGTGTAGCCAAGCTGTGCGTTCCGCAGGATGCCAATACATTAGCGTGATCACTGTTCGATCATTGACCAAGCCCAGGTCTAGTGCAATCACTCGTCTGATGCCGTTCATGGCTCTGAAGTCGTAGTCACCAGTTCTGTATGTGGGCCATGTTCTGATCTGAAACACAGCACCTTGACCCATTACTGGCCTGCCGGCTATACGTGCTTCACGCTCGTGTGGCAAGTAATCGCGTTCTAACTGATCTCGTGTGCTTTGTAACAAGAATGGTTCGCTCCAAGGATCTAGCTCGGGCACATCAGTCCAGGCCACACGCACAAAGTCGTAGCCAGTTTCTCGATTCCAGAACTTTGAGACCAGACCGTTCAGTCCTTTGAGTGGGGTGAAGCTACATAAGACCTGTCCTTGTGTAGTAGCAGTCCGCGTAACAATTTCACTAAAAAAGTCATCTGGTGGTTGTTCATCAAATACGGCAAGGTTGAGTTTGAATCCCTGCATCTGCCTAACTTCTTGAGTGTAATTAGCAAACAGTAGATAGCTAGTTCCACCGGTAGCATGACGGATTTCCACGCCCATACAATTAGCGCCATCGTTGCGCATAGTGTCCATGATGATATGATCCCTAGGTATCGCACCGGTTCCAATATTTGTTGTAATTTTGACATCGTGACTCCCTAACAGTTCGTTTTGTAATACTAGAGCCACTTGGCTCCAACCCTCGCCAGCAACCATAGCTGTGATAGCGTGAGTATACCTATGACCAAGCCACCAATCAGGATAGATACCGACGAGGTGCATAGCTGTTTCATAGCAAGTTGACACAGTCTTGCCAATACGATTTGCAGCCAATATACCACGACGCGGTGCCAACGCTGTTTCAAAGAATTTTTTTTGGTGTTCAAATGGTCTAAAATATTTTAACTGATTATACTGCATGTCATCGGCCACCGAGATGGCCAAGTCTTCAAATCCTGCTCTGACATCTGTGCTCATGTGCGCAAGACTGTCCGGGGTAAGTGTGTGTGACTCCATGACCCATCTTACTGCCCTGCGCATGAGCACTGCACTATCGATCATGCAAACAGTCCTGAAGCCTGTAACGGATGTGTGTGTTGATACCAGGCCTCAATACGCCGTTCAGCAATGGCAACATACTTTCGATCCAGTTCTATACCAGTGTAATCATAATCTAACTCCACTGCGGCACAGCCAGTGCTGCCAGAACCGTTAAACGGATCTAAGATTTTACCGCCTGCGGGTGTGATCAACTTGATCAGATACTTCATAAGTTCAATGGGTTTGACTGTGGGGTGGTTGTTGCCTGTATTTTTCTGCTCAACTAATACTTGGACTTCATTGACTGGCATTATTGATCCATCTTCCCTTGTCATAACAGATTTAATACCACTTGCTGTTTCCATTGGAGTCCATTTACCTCCTAAATCACGCATTGCATCACCAGTGGAATATTGTTCATCAAATCCAATATGTCTCTCCTTGCGGCTGACTTTGGGACAGTAAAAATACTTTTGATATGGTTCTGCGATCTCACCTACGACATTGGAGGGAAAGCGACCAATCTGACTTGCTTCCCACGCTTGATCAGATTCACCACCAGGCGTGGCTGTGCCACCGTGACTGGGACCAGATCCGAATGTTGCTGTTCGTCGACCAGCACTGGGTTTTTTCTTACCGCCCCATCCACCTTTGTATAATGCGTCGCCCTGTGTGTCGCGTAAATTGTTAGCAGGATCAAAGTCGGCAGGGTCTTCATCATCGGCATAGGCGATACGAGTAGCATCAATGTTTAAAGCACCCACACCCCAGGCCTGACAGTTGCCGGCTATGCTGAGTTGGATAGGCTTGCGTGCCAACACTATGGGTTCGTGTGCGGGCTTGAGTTGTGTGCCCCAACCGGCCCAGACTTTTGCTTCTGGGTCAGTCACCTTAACTTTGCCTACTTGTTTTTTTGTAGTGCTCCATTCCTCACCAGCACGAACTCTAGCGTGATCAGTCATACCAAATCCACTGTTCTTTGTGGTATCAACCATTTCTTCATATTCAGTTGCACCAATGCTACGCTGTATGCTACGGCCAACATCTTGACTTTTGGGAAAGCCTGAACTGTAGATCCACATTATCTGATCACGGATCTCAAAGCCGGCCTGTTCGATGGTCACAGCCAAATGATGATAGGTCCTGGCGGCACTGAAGGCTACAATATGGCCTCCGGGCTTGAGCACACGCAGGCATTCTTGATAGGTTTCAAGTGCTCCGGTGTTGGCATCCCAACTTTTGCCTAGAAAGTCTATGCCATAGGGTGGATCGGTCACTATGCTATCAAAGTGACAGTCTGGAAATGTTCTGAGGACATCAACATTATTGCCCTGTATTATTCGACTGTTCATATTTGATTATGTATGTTGTGTATGGCTGCTAGCCCCAGGGCCAAGGCCGCAGCTTCAAGATTGGTTATGCCAGCGGCATCCTTGCGCAGGCCTTGTTGTAGCCGTTCGGCCATGAGTCGCATGATGTGCTGACACTGATCAGGAAACTTGGCTTCAAAGGC